TATTTTGGTTTTGTATACTGCATCACCAACACAAAAACTAAGAAGGCTTACATAGGGTGCAAGCAGTACTGGACTTATCGTAAAGGTAAAAAGAAAAAAGAATCTAACTGGAAAGTCTATGTTGGTTCTAGCAAACATCTTAAAGAAGACATAGATAAATTTGGTAAGGATACTTTTAAATTTAAAATCTTAGGACAGTTTAAAAACAAACGAAGCTTAAAGTATTATGAGTGTTACCACCAAGTTATACGACATGTCCTTACTGCAAAACTAGAAGGAACGGACGAGCCAGCCTATTATAACAACTGGATAGGCGGTAAGTTCTACAGACCAGTACAGGACTTTAATGAAGATGAATGAAGAGCTTATTGAATCTTTATACGATCAAGTAAATAAGAACCCACATAAAGTTTTATATATATCTGTTATCTTACAGGCGTTGCTAGACTTGCTCAAGGTTGAACGAGAAGAAGAGGCAAGCAGTATCACTTTGGAAAGAGATCAAGCACGGGCTTGGTTCTTTGCTTCTATAGGTGTTACAGCCGATGACTTTGATGCTGTCTGTACCTATGCAGGACTTGAGCCAAGCAAGGTACGAAGCTTTGCTTTAAAAGTTATGGACACAGGAGATCAAGAAAATGTCAGAAGAAGAATCAGCTTACTCCTCTAACGAAGGACCAGACGATTACTATCTAAGACAGTTTAAAAAAGAAAGAAAAAGCAAAGAAGAAACCAACATCCTAGCCAAGCAGGTTGGGGGAAATCATTACAAAGATTGTGGCATACAGCCAGTAGAATATATCCATGCCAATAGCCTTGACTACTTTGAGGGTAACGTGGTAAAGTATATCACTCGCCATCGTGCTAAAGGAGAGGGAGAAAAAGACATCAGAAAAGCTATACACTATGCGGAGTTAATCTTAGAATTATATTATAACAAGTAGAAGTAAAAGGGGAAGTGTATGTCTATGTTTAAATCAAATCGAAACCCACAGTTCAGGTCTAAGTTCAGCGAGGACATTTTTAATACTAAGTACTCACACACAGGAGCGGAGACTATGCACGAACTGGCATGTACTCTGGTTGAGGATGTGTGTCAGAGCTATCTTACTCGTGATGAGAAGGACGAACTGATAGACCATATGTCTAATCTTCGCTTTCTTCCAGGTGGTAGATATCTATATTATGCTGGTAGAGAGAAAAAGTTTTTTAATAACTGCTATCTGCTACGCGCTGAAGAGGATACCAGAGAAGATTGGGCTGACTTGTCATGGAAGTCTGAGTCCTGCTTGATGACAGGTGGCGGCATTGGCATTGATTATTCTGTGTATCGTGGTGAGGGTGCGTCACTAAAAGGTACAGGCGGCACAGCCAGTGGACCTATACCCAAGATGCAAATGATTAACGAGATCGGTCGCAGGGTTATGCAGGGTGGTAGCAGACGTAGTGCTATCTACGCATCTCTTAATCATCAGCACTCTGATATTGTGCCTTTTCTTAATGCAAAGAACTGGGCAGACATGCCTGTTGGTAAGACAGGTCAAACTTACTTTGATGTTAAGCAAGACGACTTTGACTTTCCCTGTCCTCTTGATATGACAAACATCAGTGTTAACTATGATACTGATTGGTTACTTAACTATTGGGAGACAGGAGATATAGGAGATGTCTTTAGGTATAATGTACGTCAGGCTCTTAGAACTGCGGAACCAGGGTTTAGCTTCAACTTCTTCGAGAAAGAAAATGAGACGTTGCGTAATGCCTGTACGGAAGTTACGTCTGAAGATGATAGTGATGTTTGTAATCTTGGCAGTCTTAACTTTGCTAGGATTGATGACCTCGGCCAACTCAAAGATGTTGTCCAACTCGCAACCAAGTTTCTCTTGTGCGGAACCTTACGCGCACAACTACCTTATGATAAGATTAATCTTGTTAGAGAAAAGAACAGGCGGCTGGGGCTTGGACTCATGGGGCTTCACGAATGGCTTATACAAAGAGGACACCGATATGAAACTACTCCAGAAATGCACCGCTGGCTTAAAGTTTATGAGGCAGAATCCGACAAGGTTGCAAGAGACTTTTCAAAGGTACTATCAGTTTCACGACCAGCAGCAGTTAGAGCTATCGCGCCTACTGGAACAATCGGTATTCTGGCTGGAACTTCCACAGGTGTTGAGCCTATATTTGCAGTCGCATACAAACGCCGCTACCTCAAATCTAAAAAGTGGCACTATCAATACGTGGTAGATAGCGCAGCACAAGAGATGATTGATCTGTATGGTGCCAAGCCAGACAAGATTGAGTCTGCTATTGATCTTGCTACTGACTATGAACGGCGTCTAAGCTTTCAGGCTAACGTGCAGGAGTATGTAGATATGTCTATCTCTAGTACTATTAACCTTCCTGCATGGGGTACAGAGGACAACAACGAAGACGGTGTAGAGGATTTTGCACAGACGTTGGCTAAGTATGCTCACAGACTACGTGGTTTCACTTGCTTCCCCGATGGATGCCGTGGTGGTCAGCCTCTTACTGTTGTCCCCTATGCTGAAGCTGTAGAAAAACTAGGCGAAGAGTTTGAGGACAACGTACAGACACATGACATCTGCGACATTAGTGGTAGTGGTGGAGTGTGCGGAGTATAAAAAAAGACTTGCATATTGTAAAAAAATAATATATAATATATAAGAAGCTGCCATTGTGGGGCTTCACTAACTCGCCAAAGGAGAAAAATATTATGCCAAATATTACAAGAACAGTATTAAGTAACTATGCAATTGGGTTTGATTCTTTATTTCAGGAACTGGAAAATATCAAAGATCAGTTTAGTAGTAACTATCCACCACATAACATTACCAAGATTGACGACAATAATTTTAAATTAAGTCTTGCTGTAGCAGGATTTACTAAAGAAGAATTATCAATTACCTTTGAAGATGGTTTAGTTTCTATCAAAGGTAGCAGAGATACAAAAAATAAAACTGAAAACTTATACAACGGTATTGCAGAAAGAGATTTCTATAAAAGGTTTAAGATGAGTGAGCATATGGAAGTTGTTGATTCTAAACTTATGAATGGTATTTTAACTTTGTCTCTTCAAAGAGAAGTGCCAAAAGAAAAGCAACCCAAGACTATTAAAATTAACTAAGGAAAGGATGTAGAGAGGGGGTTGTAGCTTCCTCTCTACAACTATTTATATGGCTAAAAAATTACCATTTACTGTATACATAGGATACGATCCACGCGAACAGACAGCTTATGATGTATGTAAGTTTTCTATAGAGCGAACAGCATCAGAGCCTATCAGAATCTTACCTATCAAGAGGCCTACAATGGAACGCATGGGTCTATACTATAGGCAGTTTGATATTGTAGACGATCAGTTTATTGACAGCAAGGATGGGCGACCATTCTCTACAGACTTTAGCTTCACTCGGTTCTTGGTTCCAGCACTTAACATGTATGAAGGATGGGCTTTGTATATGGACAGTGATATGTATATGAGAACAGATATTATCGAACTGTTTGAGGACTATACAACACAAGATTATTCAGACTTCTATCCTTTGTTCTGTGTGCAGCATGACTACGCGCCTAAAGATACACATAAGATGGATGGTAAGCTACAAGAAAATTACTTTAGAAAAAACTGGTCGAGCTTTGTGTTATGGAACTGTGGACATCCTGCACATCAAAAGCTAACAGTAAACGAAATTAATTCTAACTCAGGCTCATGGCTACATAAGTTTGGCTGGTTATCAGACAAGGCTTCAGATATTGGTAAGATTACTGAGGATTGGAATTGGCTAGACAACCACTCTCCTGAAGACCTTGAGGCACGTAACGTACACTTTACTACTGGTGGTCCTTGGTTTAAAAATTGGCAATGCCGTCGATCCATAGATGGTCAGTACGCTGCCGAGTGGAATATGGATTACTCTTACTTACTCTTACATGGACTTACTGATGAAATATAAAATTGTAACTTGTTTTAATGAAGACATTTTAAATCAAACAGCCAATACAGTATTAAATCAATTCAAAGAAATTTGGGAACCAAGCTTTGAATTTCATTGCTATTATTATCAGATAGATATTAGTAAGTACTCCCTGCCACAAGCACCAAACATTTTCTATCATAACCTAGAAACTCTAGAAGATTATTCAAAATTCTTAGAAGAGTATAAGGAACATGATGGCACTGAAGGTGGACAAATTCCTTATCAGGATATCCTAAACCCACATAAGTTCTTGCCTCGCGTTCTTGCGCTAACTGAGTGTGCGTTTAATAATGCGGACGCATGGATGGTTTGGATTGATCCTGATGTTATAGCTAAGAAGAAAATTACTGCCAAGGAACTAGACAAGCTGTTCCCAGACGAAAAAAATAAGGTTGATATGCTTTGTCTCGAAGATACAGAATATCTAATGGCCTTTAATTTATCTAGGCAGACATCAGTAGACTTGTTAGGAGATTTTAGAGGCGCGTTTATCTCAGGTGAGTTTCTAAACTACAGAGAGTGGCACGATACATTTATTCTTAATAGACTGCGTACTATTTATGTTGCACATGGTATGCGATACGAAGAACTTTCTAATGAAAAGTCTTACATCAATGCTTTGTTTGCTTGTCTTAGAGATAAAAAAAGTGCTGCTCTTAGAGACAAGGATGGTAACAGAATACTTCAGCTATCTGATACCGAGACATCTCCAGATATTCTTCCCAACAGGTATCGACAACTTGCAGACTTAATTAGATTTTATAAGCCTTCTACTATTCTTGAAACAGGAACTTGGAACGCTGGCCGTGCTATTGAAATGGCTCTTGCAGCGTTTGACAATACAGATACTGTGCATTATGTTGGCTTTGATTTGTTTGAAGATGCTACGTCTGAGACAGATGAGGTAGAGTTCAATGCCAAGCCACATAATAAAATGTTGGCAGTTGAGAATAGGCTCAATGAGTTTAGAGAGCATATGCAAAAGAACGAGGGCAAAGACTTTTCGTTTGATTTAGTTAAAGGTAATGTACGAGATACCCTACCTATGTACTTTAAAACTACATCAACTAATAAAGAAAAAATTAACTTTGCTTTGATTGGTAGCGGCAATAGCAAAGAAACAGTAGAGATTGAGTATCAGCATTTAAAAGATGTTCCAGTAGTTGTTATGGATCATTACTTTACAAAGGACGACGATGACAAAATACCAGATGAAAAAGCGCAGGGCATTAAGAAGATTTTTGATGGCGTGGCTACTAAGAAGATGGAGAAAACTCCTGAGATTGAAGGCGGTTGGACCACATTCGATGATCGGAGTATAGTCAGAAAGTATGTGCTTCCCTCTGGTGACAGAGTAGCTGACGGTGGGCATACGCATCTAGCAGTTATTCTTAATAACGAAAACCTAGAAGATGTGCCAGATACTCTCAAGCGTGTTCCTATTATTGTAAACCCGCGTGACTCTGTGCCGCGAGAGTATATTAATAACAACATTCAAACTAACATGAAGCTTATTGGCGACAACCAATGGGTTACAAAGCACCCTGCCCACAAAGAAACAGGAGTTGTTGTTTCAGCAGGGCCATACCTAGACTATCAAGCACTTAAAAGATTTTTACACGAGCATCCTGATGCTAAAGTACTAACAGTTAAACATGCCTATCCTCACCTACTTGCCAATGGTATTAAGCCGTGGGGCTGTGTAGTACTGGACCCTAGACCTATTACAGGTAAAAGTACACACAACATTATTCGACAGACCTTGTTTGAAAATCTTGATACTAGCACAAAGTTTTTTGTAGCTTCTATGACTGATCCATCTGTAACTAAGTTTCTTTTAGAAAAGAAAGCTTCTATATATGGATGGCACGCTTATACTGACTCACTTAGGCAGGAGCATGAGCAAGGCAAAGAGATTGTCAATCAGCAAGTTAAGGTAGAAGATAGTCTTGGTATTCCGCAAGGAGCTACGCTTATTACTGGCGGTACTTGTGCAGCAATGCGGTCTATTGGAGTGTTTCATACGATGGGCTTTAGAAATATACATCTGTGGGGCTTTGACTGTTGCAGAGAAGAGCCATCAGATGAAGAAAAAACAGAAACAACAGGTGATGTAGAGGGTGGCGAAGTACCAAAGCCTAAGTACATTGAAGTTAATGTTGAAGAAAAAACATATTGGACTACAGGTGAACTGCTGGCTATGGCTCAAGACTGTGAAAAAGTTTTTGCAGATCAGGGCATGGATGGTGTGCTAGATTTTCATGGAGAAAACACAATGGTAGCTGATCTCTGGAAAATAAATCAGAAGCGGGATGACCGCCCTAAATTTAAGGATTACTATAATGGCTGATGATAATTGGGTAGATACAAAAATTTCTCAGTGGGGCCATGTTCCCGACCGAGAGATAGAGTATACTACTGAGTATAATAGACATAACGCATCAGAAAAATATCAAGAACTTTTGTCTGAGTATAAAGTTATGCACGAGTCTGCTGAAGGAATGTTTAATGGCAAAAGCCTTCTCAAATATGTAGATATTATTGGAAGTTACCTAGAAAAAAATGACTGCATTAATTTGCTAGACTATGGTGCAGGAAAGGGTATACTATACACAGACAAATACACAAAGCTAACAAATGAAATTGACAAGCCTCTCGGAGAGCTTTGGAATCTCGACTCTTTTCACCTTTACGATCCAGGTTACAAGCCTTATTCGGTTCTTCCTGACGAGTGGCAGAAGGGAACCTTTGATGCTGTAATATGTACTGATGTTATGGAGCATGTACCAGAAACCGACTTGTTCTGGGTGTTAGAAGAGATTCTTTCTTATGCTGGTAAGATGGTGTTCTTTAACATTGCCTGTATACCCGCACTAAAGAAGTTTGCAGATGGCACAAATGTTCACATCTCTGTCTTTAAACCAAGGGCATGGCTAAACTTTTTTGCTGATATGTCACGTAAGTATCCTGATATAAAAATATATCTTTTCTTTGACACACCCGATGAAGAAGATAATCTTACTACTGAAGGATACAGAATTGAAATGTACCCTCAAGTAACAAGTCTTAAAAAGAAGGATGGAACAATAGCATGATTGGAATTGTAGATTCAGTTGTCGGAGTAGCTGGCAAGGTTCTTGATAAGTTTGTTGAAGACAAAGACCTACGTGTTAAGCTAGAGTCTGAACTTAAAAGTCAGATTATTGCGTTAGATATGGCGCAAGCACAAGCTAACATTGAACAGGCCAAGCACCCCTCTGTGTTTGTAAGCGGAGCTAGACCAGCTATCATGTGGGTATGTTGCTTTGCACTGGCATGGCAGTTTATCTTTGCACCCATTGCAAGTTGGGGATTGGCTATCTGGTATCCAGTAGTTACTCTTCCTACTCTAGACACACAAGCTTTGATGACGCTCCTGCTCTCGCTGCTTGGCCTTGGCGGTATGCGTACAGCAGAGAAGTGGAAGGGCGTTGCTCGTAACAACATGAAGAAATAACAATGCCACTAAATGAAAAACAGGAAAAGTTTGCACAGGCATATGTGCTGCACCGCAATGCTACCGAAGCTGCAAAGGCAGCAGGGTACTCAGATAAGTCAGCATATAACCAAGGCTATAGATTACTACAGATAGACGAAGTAGTAGAACGAGTTCACACGTTAGAGAACGAACTAGAAACTAATGTAAATGTTATTGAAGAGATTGAAAAACAATATAGCTATGCTGCTACCAATGGACACACTAACAGTGCCATTAAAGCACTTGAATTATTGGGGCGTGTTAGGGGAGCTAATGCAGATACGGGCGTACCTAAAGATAAAGACTCACTAGAGACTGCAATTGTAGGATGCCTTAATACATTAGGCCAAGAAAAAGTCATTGACCTACTGTCTAAAACAGATTATGCAGATTTGTTCTTTGAAACGGAAGAAAACGCTGCCGAGGATGCGTCAGGAGAGCCGTTGGAGGCTGTTGGGTAGGCAACCCTACCGAAATAAACTACATGCTCTGTACGGCGCTCCCTACCCCCATAGCGTAGATTTAACTTTATTTATAACTCCAGACCCACGGCCTTGGGTGTTCTCCGTTAGGCATGTCATCTAAATGGATAAATCTATTTTCAATTGGCCCTCTTTGGGATACCCCTATCCCTGTCATACCCAACTCCATAGCAATACGTATTAATCGATAGGCATCTTTACCATGTACTGCTACATCTACAGCACGACCATACACATGTGGTGAGTTAGGTGCGCCATTGATAGCTGAGTTGTGAGCAGGGTGTCTATATCCAGAGGTGATAATCATGGGAGTGTTAAACTTCTTACGGACTGCAATAAGCTTTTCCATAAAGACATCACTCATGTCACATAGGTCAGTGCCTTTACAGGCTAGTTCTTTAACACTAAAAAATGGATTGTCTATCATTATTTAACCTTTAGTAAAAAAGAATCCAGCTTAGCCTCAAGCCTATCAAACCTATTCATAATTTTATTTAGGTCTTGATCTACTTCTTTCTTAGTAGCGTAGGTCTTAGCTGCTTCTTCTCGTGTGTCAGCGATACGTCGCTTGGTATCTTGTACCTGTTGGCTGATGCCGCGCACCCACCATACAAATGAGCCACATGCGATACTTAGTATTGCGTTCCAAATCATAGTGGGATCGTTAGGCATTTTAATTACTCCTGATTTTCTTGAATAAAGTTAGTTATAATTTCTTCTATTTCTTGAGGGTCAGTTCCTTGAATTTCTAACCCTCTAAGTTCAGAGTCAAGTCTATTTAATTTACTCATTAATGGACCTCTAAACTCATTAGGAATTGTTTGAGTAGCGTCCATAAACATAGTTCCTTCTACTGTACCAGAGGATAAACTATCAGGCATAAATAGTCCTTCTTTAAGAAAATCTTCATAAGTATTTACGTAGTCTTTAGGTTTTAATACATTGCTACCAGTTAATCCTACTAATTCTAAATCTTCTCCTTTGCTACTTCTAAGAAGAGAATCTAAATCTTTCCAGATTCTATCACCATATTCTTGGTCCTCTCCTCTTTTATCTTCATAAGGTAAAGATTTATACTTAGCTATATTTGTACCAAGCTCTTGCAGTAGTTCAAATCTACGAACTTGCATTTTTCCATACTCTTCAAGGATTTCATTTTCTGTTTCTGGTGTGTATCTTTCTGCTGGCAAACGCCTTAAATAATTTCTAAAGTTTTTAGCAGTCATACCAATACGATTTAAATCTTGATATGTTTTAAATGATATTTGTTTATTTATAGACATATTTTGAACACGCATACCTGTAGTTATCCAAGTAAAAAAATCGTCCATAGATACAGGCATCCCAAAATTTTCAACTGCACGCTCATCTTTAAGTTGTTGTAGCCTTACAGGATCAGTTGCAGCTAAAGCTTCTCTTGCCCTTGTTATTGTATCTCTTACACCTGGAACCATATTGCTTTTAAGAATTGCTTCAAAGATATTATCTATATTTTCTTTGTCTGTTTTTTCATACAAAGGATCAAAGATTTTTTGACTTCCGCTGAAAATATCTAACACTGCATCTGCTACAAATTTGGGAGATAAATATGTACCTAGCAAATCTTTCATTGCCTGTTCCATTCTATCTGCATAATTATCTGCATTAATATCTTTACCAGAAATTATATTTCCAAGCAACTGCATTACTATTCTTGCTGGTTCTCTTGTAACAGAAAAAGCATCAAACTGTGGACTAACAACAAGACGCATAACAATGTCGCCATCGTCATTTTCTTTAATAGCGGGAGAGTTTTGTTGCTTATCGCTGTTTACAAAATTTGCAGCCGCTCTTACAAAACGATTAAAGTTTGTTCCTTCTTCTGTAATTTGTGGTGGCAAGGGATCAAGATAAAATCTTAGTTTATCTCTATAATAACTAGGCATTAGAACATTTATAACTTCTTCTGCTTTACCAAAAACTCCGCGTCCTTCATTATTGGATTGTACAAAAGAACTCATTCCATAACCCATAGCAGTTAATCCTGCAACGCGCCGCAGACCCATCTGTGTTTGTGCAATACCGCCAGCCTCGCCTCTTTGCGCTCTTGAAAGACCCTGCACAACATCTGTTGCAGCAGTCTTAATAAGATTTTTATGCACACGTATTCCTTCACTGGGAAACAATACATAGTTACCTATTACAGGAACACGAGCAATTTCTCTAGCTATAGGAGCAGCCCTGCTGTACGACCAGAAGTTATCAGTTACTCTTTTAGCAGCTAGTTTACGAAGCTCGTCTTCTGGTAAATCAGGAAAAGCTTTTTTAAGTCCATCCAACTCATTAAAAAATAAAATAGTTTTACCAAAAGCATCTGTTGCACCATACGCCTTACCTAAACCTACAATACCTTTTCTATAAGCTGCCATCCCTCCTTTTAAAATACCTTTAGGAGTTAGTAGTTGAGCAGGGCTATCCATAAATGCAACATTTCTAATGATAGGTTCTGCTACAATACCAGCTTCAACAACTCCACTTTCTCTAAGAAAATCAAAAAGCTCTAAAGCTTCACGATTATTATTTTTTACTGATCTATAAAACATTAGGGCAGTCTTACCAGTATTTCTAAATGTTTTAACAGGCTGTAAAAATACACCGTTAATACCTAGACCTTGTAGCATACCTATTGTATTTAACATATAAGCTGAAGGAACATCAAACAAAGTTTGACTTGCCTGACCAAAACTAGCTATGCCTTGTAAGACTCTCATTAGTTTACTTGTACTACTACGATTAAGTAAATTGATATTATTATCAATTAATTTAAACATATTTGAACTTGTATATAAATCTTTCATTAAATCAGACTTACCAGCCCTGCCAGAACCTAGCAGTCGTTGAGCATATTCTTCTAATGCTTTAGTTCCTTCTAGTGATGGCCTCGAAGTTACAGCTATTCTTTTTTTAGGACCAAGATTAAATGGTAAAATTCCTGATATTTCAATATACCTAGAATCAGGATCACGAGCAGCAACTTCTTTTAAATAAGAATCTAAATCACGAATATATCTAGCACGAGCTATAGTGTCGTTTTGATTTTTTAAAGTTTCTCTTAACTTTTCAAATGGATCGGTAGTTTCACCTAATAATTTTCTAAGTTTAGGATCAAGTTTTTCATTGCGCTTTCTTAAAACTTTTGATATATTATCTGTGTGTGTCGTAGCATTAAGCCAGCTTTCTATTCCAAGACCTTCTTCAGCATGAGACACATGATCGACAAAAGCTTTAAGCTGACCATCAATTTCTGCTTGCTGATTAGCAGTTAAAAATAAACTGTCGGGGTCTTTTTGAAGAGCTTGAATCTGTGCTTCATCTAAAGCATTTTCATCTGAAAGACGTAATCCTTTATTTTTACCTCCAAGACCTTCTAAAAGTTGTTGCTTATAAAAAGATCGACCAGCATCAATTGCATCAAGAACTTTTGACTTTCGCCGTTTTTCAGCACCAGTTATTGCAACAACAGATTTACCCTTCAATGCTCTATCTATTATCTCTACAAACCTAGGATCGTAAGCTGCCTGATAACTTCTTGTATAATAAATTGTTCCCTTACCTGTTTTTGGATCATAAGTATATTGACTACCTAATCTAGCGTCTCCATTTAGTCCAGCAAGATTACTAAGTTCTTCTTGATTATCATAAATAGTTTTTCTATATCTATCAATAACATCAGTAATCTCAGTATCTAGTTCAGTGCCTTTAGGATTTTTAGGTAGCTCACCTGTTTCCATATACTCAGTTATATCGTCCTCATTAACATTTTTATTTTTAACTGCTTTGTCTAGTTCTTTATTAAGCAGTCGCATTTGAGAATAAATTTTAGGTCTATTAAGTTTTCTAGCTGCTGCTGCCATACGATCAGGAAGACCTGCTGTTTCACGCAACCCTCTTCCAAGCCAGCTATTAACATTACCTAGCCCTTCAATAATAATATTTCTTTGAGGTAAATTTTTTGCACCTTTAGCCGCTACATCTTTTGGATCAGGCTCTATAATTACTTTTTCACTAGGAAGTTTAGGACCAACAAACCTAGCAGCTTCATCTTGTTGTCTAGCTAGTTTTTTTGTAGCAGCCCTAACCGTAGGTAAAGGAGCTATAGCAGCAAGCGGAGTAGCTACTAAACCAATTGCTGCTGATTTAGCAACTTGTCCTAAATTAATCTCATCTTGAAGATTTGTTTGCACTCTAAGTGTTTGGTCTAAAAGATCAAAGCCGCCAGTATAGGTTGCTGCAACCGCCGCCCCTTTTACTGGTCCTAATCTAGATACCTGATTAACAGAATTTTCTAAAACATTTTTAGAGATTGAAGGACTTGCTCCAAACTCAAGAGCTTCATCGATCTGTTCTTTTGTAAATCCTTTTTTAGTTAAGTTTTTAGTTAGTTGGTTTTTAATATAATTTAATGGTAAATTACTTATAGTTTTTGATCCAACAACTCTTGATAAAAGTTTAAATCCTCCACTAACTATTAAACCTACCCAACTAACAGGATCAAGAGCTATAGCCTGTAAGGCATACCGAGCAGTACGTCCACTGCCACGAGTGTTCTCATACATTTGAAGAGTTTTTCCCCACAAATATAACTGATCTTCTACACTTACATTACTTTTATCAAGATCAATACCTAACATATTTCTATATAAATCAGTATCTTTATTTTTTAAAATAGTATCCCCTAGCTCAAAAAAACTATTGCCTACCTGTGAGGCACGTTTCATTAGCCAATCAGCTTTCATTTTATCTGTATAGTTATCTGGAAAACTTTCTCCGTTGTTTGAAATTTTCCATAAATTATCAGCAAGAAATAACCACTCTTTACCAGCACTATAACCTACAAAATTACCGTCCTCATCTTGTACATTAAAATTTTCTGGAGGACCATTAGTAGTAGTGATACTTTGATTTTGTAGTTGATTGGTAGTAAATCTTACATCAAAAGGAATGTCTTCTGCTTCTTCAGAAGTTGGGATGTCCCGCATTTGCTGCACATTTTGTCTACTTGTACCAGATTGCACCAACAAACTACCCGTACCAAATGCAGCAGGAAACTCTGTTTCTTCTACAAGTGCAGGATCGTCTACCGCTGGATCAACATCGGGTAAAGGTGGAAGCTCTTCTTCTTCTTCTTCTGGAACAATTGGTACAGCAAGCCTACGTTCAGAGGTAGGTACTTTTTTCTGTTCAACTAAACTAGCTCTATTTCCAACCAAGCTTAATGCACCAGTTCCAAAAATATTTGGATCATCAGTAGGTGCAACAGCAGTATCAGGAACAGGTGTTCCAAATATTTCTGACATTTCTTCAGGACTAAGTTTTTCTATAGTACTACTATTACTAATAGGAGTTTCTTTTTTTTCTTCTTGAGTTTCTTGCACAGGAACTACAGGAGAAGGAGCAGCAGTATCAGGAACAGGTGTTCCAAATATTTCTGACATTTCTTCAGGACTAAGTTTTTCTATAGTAGTCATTTTAAATTTTAATCTTATTACTTTGTTTCACCAAATTGAAAAATATTATTAAACCATTTTTCTGCGGCTTTAATTTCAGCGCTTGAAGGCAACTCTTTAGGTCCATACTTTGGATTATATTTTTTAAGAATACCACCAATTCTTGCTCGGCGCTCTTCTGCATTTGGTTCTTTTCTAAGGTCTACAACTATATCATTCCAATCATTTCTAGGCACAGCTCCTAGTATTTGAAAATCTTTGCTAGTTTTAGACAAATGATATGCACGACTACTATCAAGAGCCGCCTGAACATCAAGACCAACAAAAGCTTTAAGAGCATCTTCTACATTGTCTCTTTCTTGAAGCCTCTCAAACCATTGTCTTTGTGCTGTATCAACAGCATCTATTACACTAGCTAATCTTTCACCTGTAAGTGCTTCGTTGCCGCTTTTATAAGTTTCTGAAGCCGCATCCCATCTATACTCACTAGCCAGTAAAACTTTATCTCTAATATCATCTAAATATTTATTTAAATCTTGAGGTTTTAAACTTTTATCTTTACGAGCAGCAAGATCAGCAGCAGTTGCATCAGCAAATCGTTTAATAATTTTACTAATTTCATCAGCTTGTTTTAGAACTGCTGTTTGATATTTGCCTCTTTGCTTTCCTACATCTTCAGCAGTAACAGCTTCTTGTTTAATAATTGCTAGTTTATCAGCAATACTTTTATCAAATGCAGCTAGGTCTTCTTTAGATCGACCTGCTCTCATAGCTCTGTTTCTAGCATTTCTAGTTTTACGTAAGTCAATAACTGCACTATTAATTTTATCTTGAGAAGCTTTGTATTTTTCTACTCCTGTAGGGTCTGCTAAAGCACTCGCAATACTTATGTTAGGGTTAGCCAGTTGACGTATAGCATTGGTAATTAAAGATTGCCCAAGACTTCCTGAGTATCCTTTAGGACCGCGAACTAAATCTTCCATATCAGCAAACTCAGCCGCTGCTGAAGTATCTTGAAAAAGTCTTTGAGAGGCAAGCATATCTTTTCTTTCTCTCTGACCTGTTCTCATTTCATTTCTAATTTTTTGCAGCGATGCATCTCTTATTTGTTGTAGTTCTTGTGGTGTCATTTCTCCTACGTTACCTAGAACATTAGCCAAGCCTCTTACATCACTACCCATTGTAGGATTTAATTTTGAAAAAAAGCTTTGTATTCCAGAAGGTTGATTATCTTCAGGAACTTGTGCAGGATCGTCTACCGCTGGATCAACTTCTTCTACAAGTGCAGGATCGTCAGGACTTCCCGATGGACCACCATCATCACCTACCGCTGGATCAACATCGGGTAAAGCAGGAACACCTACAGCACCAGCCGCTTGCCTATATACTATACCAGACAAACCTTCTTCAACTTTACCGCCTTCAGCAGAGGTCTTAAATAAATTACCCATACTAAAGCCACCTGAATTAAAGCCACCGCCCATACCATAAATGTTAGCTGCTTGCAAACCAAGACCAAGTAACTGAGAACCTGTGCTAGGTGCCGCTGCTCTTTGGGTGCCAGTAGAAGTTGTTGTAGGCATACCAGTAAGCGGATTTGCAAAAACAGTTCCTGAATACTGTGCAAGAGCAGCCTGTGGTTCGCTTCGCTCTTCGAGAAATCTAAAGTATGCTTCATCCAAAGATTCTTGTGCTAAGTCTCTACGTTGTTCACCTATTTGCTGTAAGGCTCCTTGCTCTGCTATACCAGAAGCAAACATAGCTGGCCCAAGTCTTTCTAAATCTTGTGCTTGCTGACGCTCTCTAATTTTTTGTGCATTAAAATCTTGCTGTGCTTTAGTATACGCATCACGCAATCCTTTAGCCTGAATGTCTCCAAGGCGTCTTGCTTGTGATTCACCCAACAATGCAGCTTGTACTCCAGCGCGTGAGCCAAGACCGCTCATACCTCCAGCACCTACTGCCTGTGCTTCAAATGCAGGTAAAACTCTACTTTCAAAATCTTCTTGTGCCTCACGTTTTTCAATATCAATTACTGCCTGTTGATAAGGGTTCATATACTCTTGAGCCACATCGCCTGTAAAACGCTCACCACCCTGACGGGTAATTCCTAAAGCTTCTTGCTGAAGAGGAGCAGCAGTTCCAACAAGACCCCTAATTCCTTCTTGAGCAGAAAGTTCGTCGGGTGTAAACGGAGCAATAGTTGCACCTTCATAAGGAACATAACCTTCAGCTATGCGCTCATCATAAAGACGCTTTGCTTCTTTTGCAATCTCTTCAACTTGAGGAGCAATTTCAGGAGGTAGTTTGCTTGTTGTAATCTGTGTAGTAGTAGCTGGTGTGCTACTTTTACTACCAAAAAGTGAAGATAGAAAACCCATCGTTATGTCCTCTCATTTATTGAAGATGTCAAGGAAGCCAAGCCATCAATTTCATTAGGCTGTTTAGTATTTCCATAAGCATCTTCTCGAATATCTTTTACAACATTGTCCATGATATCTGCCCCCTCATCTGCATTACCATTTCCTAATGCTGCCATTGTGTAACTATCAATTACATACTCAGACGGACTAACCGCCAATGTTCCTACTTGTTTAGGATTGTCAAGTGTACCTACTTGCTGGCCCATAGCTCGTTCAACAATAGGCATATACACATTATCTTCCATACCCCCACCATCTCCAGGAACTCGACCAGAAAACTCTCCACCAGCTTTCAGTCCCATAATACCACCGCCATACCTAGCATTAAATTGCATAGGATCAGTATCTTCCATTGCTGCCATTTGCATAAATGGTTGTGCTGCTTCAGTGCTGGCTAAACTATATTGTGTTTCTACTGCTTCAGTAATGTCTACCCCTGCATTTTTAGTTAAAACCTCTAATGCTTTAGCAGCTAGTGAGTCTCCATCAGGAAGTGTAGCTGTAAGAATTTCATTTACCTTTTGCTTTACATCCATCTCTTTTATATTTCTACCTGACATAGGCACAGGAACAGGGATAGGAGCCTGTGTATTCATTGGTGCAGCAGCTAATCCAGACTGTTCAGGAGCTTGCTGCGGAAGCATTGGATTAGACATGCTTCTTGCAGGACTAACCATTCCTTGAGGATTTGTAGGAATAGGCTGTGGTTTTTTCATTGCACTCATAGCATCTAAAGGCTCTTTACGTGCCATGTCTCTAAACTTCATAGCTTGGTCAGGTCTGTTTATTGGCATATTCATTTATTTTGTCCATAGTCTGATTCAGGAGAATATACATAGTCAGTACTATTATACTTTACTTTTTTCATATTCCCAAATGCTTCATGCTTTTGATTAAGATGGTGCCTAGTCGGATCAATAAATCGACCTGTGTTAAGGTTTCCAAAATACGTACTAGCATTAACTAAATTGAAATGCTTATCTAATTCAGATTTTGCCATGATGTCTCTGCTCCTAAACTAACATATCCTTTAAACTTACCAGAGCTTGCTGAATATGCTATGTCACCTTTTCTTGGTCTACCAATTTCTGTTACTGTAACAACAGTATAAATATTTGTAGATGGTTTACTATTTTCTTGTAGGTCTCTTGTATTTAACTCTTGTATTAAAACTGATCCCCATCTCTGAATACTATTGTACATTTCATTAACGTCTGTAAAAGAGCGACGTTTAAATAAAGTAGGGTATCTTGCCATTATCTTCCCCCATCTCCTTGGACAGCTAGTCTAATTGATCCCCATCTCCAACTAGCATTGTTTGAATTACAAGATACCCTAACCACCCCTTGCCTTCCTCGTGATCTCAAGTCAACCTTTTCAGTTGTTTCTGTTACGTCAAATTCTTTTGTAGTTTTTTCACTACTCTCTGGAAATTGTTTGGTAATAAGTTTTAGTTTAATTTTACCACCACTTAAATCAAAGTCAGGAATAAGTCTGCTCATATACATTAGAGCATTACCATCATCAATATCAAAATCACCTGACTCAACAAAGGATGTTAGTGTTTCACCATTTGCGGTAAAGACATCAGTTGGTTCATTGTTGTATACCAAGTTACCACCAACCGTAGCACCAGTTGTAATTGTATTACCAAACACTTCTCTATCTGCAAAGGTAGTAAAGATCATATCTCCATAGACCCAGTACCCTTCATCAGGAGAAAAAATAACATAGCTATCACACTCAGTGCTATCCTTAGAAGCATATAGCCAAATAATTTCTTTAAACTCAGAGTTAATTCCAGCAAATACTTTATCGGTGTAGCTTTGATTTAATCTATCAAAAATAAATCTTCTTACAGTACAGTCTAATGTTTCTACCTGACCAGCAAAGGAATAGAAGTTATCGCTGCCCATCCAGTATGTAACACCATTATAATCTATACACGCATGTTGTCCAACCAACCCACAATTAGAACCTACTTGCTCAAAGTTAAAAGTAAAAGGTGGACCCGCAAAGCTCATTGTCCACAATGAATTATCAGTCCAAATATTAATAGCATTTTTTGATCTTACTGCACCTACAATTTCTGTACCATCTGTTAGAACAACTTCGCCAGCAGTTGTAGTAAGAGACGGAACCCAGTTTGTTCTGTCATCTTGATCTGACCAGCGCACCAACATAGGATCAAAGGGACCGCTAATAGTTGCAGTTGCTACATATGAGTTACATCCTAGAGCAACTAAGTGTCTATCATTAGGAGACACAATAATAGAGTTTACACTAATAGGTGATGTTGTAACAGTTGTTGCTCGTTCAGGTGTTGTACTTGCATCACTGTCAAAATAAAAAATATTACTACCTTTTCTATTTGCAACAATATCCTCACCCCAGTTATCAATACTCCAGTTAGCTAAAGTTAAGTTAATATCACTAGCATCAACAGAAGATGCAACATTCCAACCTCTGCCACTGCTCTGTTGATAAATCAAAGCAGTCATATTAATATCAGTTGTTACATCTCCACTTGCACTAGCTGCTGTCTTTACACTTACAATAATCTGCGTACTTGCTACAGATACAATTGGAAACTGAGGACCGCCAACACTTACTGTAGTTCCAGCACCATTTACAATAAACGGCTTAGACAGTATTAAGTTACCTCCTACTGTAGCAGGAGTAACGCTAGTATTGGCTGGCTGAAAAACTACAAAGTCTCCAGCCGAACCGCCATGCGCTGCATCAGTTGAAACTGTAACAAGTGCATTACTACCAGTTGTTGTAATCTTACTGATTCCTACTGAAGTTGGTGCAGTTGCATTATATATAGCAGCCGAGTAACCAAGACCTTTGGTAGCCACTGAAGCACCCGTAGGAATGTAGTAGTTAAATGTTGCATCTCCAGTTGCAGCAGACGTAGCACCCGCTGCCGCTGTTACATTAAATGTATAAACATTAGCACTAGCAACAGAAGCAATTGGATAAACGTTACCTGTTAAACTAACATTGCCACCAAAAACAGAAGCAGAAGTAAAGTATACATAGTCACCTGCCGTTCTTCCATGTGCTGTGTCAGATACACATACTCTTGTTTGTCCCGCACTTGTTCCAAAAACACCAGCTAAAGTTACAGTAGAAGTAATAGGAGTAATATCATATATCTGATCTCCATTCATTTCATAAAGTTTTTCGGGTGTGCCAAAAACTGCACGAGCAATTCTATCTGAATCACGGTAAGCCCTTAAATCTCTAGCAGAACCATCAAAAGCTGTGCTTACTCTAGTCTCATAACCTCGCATATTTTCAGGTTTACGCGCACGAAAACGTACACGGTTCCCATCAAACCATTTGTCACCTTCAGCAAACTGTGTGGTTTCTCTATGAAACCCTTGCTGAAACTCAAACTTTGCAAGTTTACTTGTCATTAGCGAGTCATATTTTTAAGCATTACTGCATCAATTGTAGTAGCACTTCTTGCGGTATAAAAAAGAATATCACAAGAACCAGAAGCAGAAGTTGCAGTAGGAACGGTGCCACCAGAAAATTTAAATACAGAGTTAAAGCTAACTGTTCTACCACCAGTAGCATCTTGAATTAAATAGTAGTGTCCTGTCTGACCAGCGCCCATGTTACTCGGAGCAGCCAAGGTTCTATTACCACCAAGAGTTACCAAGAAAATATTACCATCATTAGCATCTGAAACAATAGACGCTGCATCAGTCAAAGTTGTAATGAAGGACTTTACAGCACTAGATACTTTAATCATTGCAGAGTCGCCATAGGCTACAGTTGCATTAAATGTTTTAGCAGCAGTAATAGTATCCGTAGCAGATACCTTTACATAACGAATATCTGCAAGAGATGTATCAGGAACATCTGTAGTACATACACCAACATTACGTACAGCAGCAGTTCCTAGTCCTAAACCAGTAGAGTCTAGTTGAAAAACAGATGTGCCATTAGTGAAGAAATAACCATTACCACTATTAGGAACAGTTACTCCAGTATTACCAGCAACTCTTAGAATAACTGCATTGCTTGAAGCGTTAGTTGATACTGCGTTTCTAATTGCATAGGTTTTTGAATTGTTAGGAATTAAAACAAAGATAGATGTGTGAGCAGTTCCTATTGATCCAGAAAACTGTATGATCGCAGACCTAGACTGATCTCCTGTTCCTTGGTTTTCTGAGAGTGTAACGGTTGCTGCACTGCCCAAACTTACTGTCGTATAGCCAGCGATAGCATCATCAACAAGACTGATAACACCGTCATTAAGAACTTGACCCCAAGTATTAGGATTATCACCATCACCTTGTTTTGTCAGCCTAATGTTTGTTGTATAAGTTGAGGCCATATTACGTACCTTTTCCGTTGTTAAGTTTTAATTTTGGAATTATAGTTCCTGTATGATTAGCTCCAGTACAAAGTTTTCCATCAGGGGTAAAAAAAAGAATTGTAAAAGTATCCTTACCTCTATAAATAGTAATAGGAGTTCCTGCCGTAGTTACTCCTGACATAACAAATTCTTCATTATATTCTAGTATACCTTTTTCAATATCTTGAGCATCTTCATTAAAACAAAAAAGCTGTTGTGCCGATACTGGAAATACAAGCCACAAAGTTATTAGAATATATGTTAGTATAAATTTCATCTAAATACTTTCAGGCCAATCATATATTGGAGCATTACCAGTAGGAGTTCCATTACTATCTACAGGTGTTACAAACAATGCTTGAAACTCATCCATTGTAGAACAGTTTGTAATTTTTGTTTCAATAGTTTCCGCTGCTGAACGAACGGCATTTCTATAGGTCTGTATATCAGATGGTATATCTGTACCATTATCTGCTTTACGAATATATGCCCAATCAGTTTGAAAAAGCAAAGAACCTTGTGTAGTTTTTGTTTGTGAAATATACTGTGATTTAAGACCTTTTGTTACTATTTGATTACCGTTCTTATCTAGCAAAGCAGTACCATCACTATCTACTTCGTTTACATCTTCAATAGCACGTTCAGTTGAAGTCCACGTACCGTCTTTATTAGGACCAGTTACCCAGTAAAATTTTTCATCTGGTTTTGGTTGAACAGTTATTTCAACAAGACCTCTATCAGCTTTTTCATCTGCTGACCAAACCATCCAGTTTTTAGGATGTTGAACGCCGTTATCATCTGTCCACACCCTGTTTTCGCGGATTGTTTTATTTCCATATTTCCACATAGTCTTCTCCTATCGGGCCGTGGCAGGGGCGACATCTTCACCGCCAAAGGGGTTCTCTGCAAAGGCCATATATACAAACGAACCGCCCGACCCATTTACTCCGCCATCGCTGGCACGAAGTTTAAATCCAGTAGCAGTAAAATCATGCGTTGTAGAAGATGTGTCAGCGGTACCTGTATCTGCAAAAAGTCTAAGGTTTGCAACATTAAACGGGTTACGCGCACTGTCAACAATTACCCAGTTATCAGTACTATCCGTCCGTTTAACCATAACAAAAGCAGGACGAAAGCCCGTATATATAAACGGACCATTTGCATCTGCATTTCCCGTGTAGCTGCCAAAGGAGCTATAACCAGGAACTTCAGCCCACGCATAACAAACCATGCTATTACCAGATACGTTTGTGCCGAAACCACCACCGCCAAGCGTAATTAATGTGCTTGTTGGCTCGGTATCATTCCATGCACCATCTGAATCTGCTACTCCACCTGTACCGTTTAACAAAAGATATTTAGTAGCTCCTAGCTCCGAATGGTAGACAATCCACTGCTCGGTGCTGTCTCTGTTTTTTATTATAATCCAAGAAGGTTTGACTCCAAGACCGTGACCAATAGTTTGCCCCGCTGTGCCGTTGCCTTCAAAAGTTGAAATAGAAAGTCCGTTCGTTGTATTTACAGATGTAGTGGTCGTGTTAATGCTACCGCTTTCATTGCTACTGCCAGCACCACCTACAGTCTTCCATTGCCATGCAACATACGTTCTACCTGATCCATTAAAATTTGGATCGGTGGTATCAAGATCGAAGCCATTCGTTTCAAACGTGATTTGCGCGGGGCTATCCGTGTCCTCGGCGTCGCTTGAATTAGATTTAAGACGCTGTGTTTGACCTCTAGCAACGTCAATAAAAACATGATTGTCTCCGTTAGATCGCGGACCAATCCACCAAAGGTCTGGCTTAAAATCTCCAGCACTTGCGTCATTGGTGATAGCCAAGCCGCTGCTGCCATTTCCTGTATAAAGTTGTGGAAGGAAGGCTGATGATCCATCTGTAATTGTTGGTGTGGGGAAATCTGAAACATTTTCAAAATAAGTGTAACCCGTTGGTGTTGTACCTGAACACTCACTTTCGTTTAATAGGGTAAGAACATTCCCGCTTTTCGCAGCAGCAGCAAAAACATACTCATTGCTGCCAATCATTGCCGTAATTGTAGTAGTAGGGTTATCTCCTGTAGCGGGATTACCGTCTAATCCTGCATCTGCTGCAACAAATTTCATTGCGGTTGCACTAGCGTCGTAAATTCCAAGAAAACATTTTCCCGTTGCCATATCGACGGCAAGCCAAAATTCATCGGATGTCGTAATTGGCAAACTAGGGTCAATACTGCCAGTAGTTATGTAGTCGTAAAGTGTTAGATCAGAAGACGAAGGCGACATTTGCACACCGTCTGACGCACCAACATCTTCATTGCTTCCAGTAGCATCGCCAAAATTACTATTGTTTGATTTTGTTATACCAAAATTCCAACCATTATTAGTACTTACAGTATCTGATGAAAATGCAACTGCATATTTTCCAGTTGACGGTAAGTTAGCTGTTAAAGAAATTAAAGTTCGAGTAGACGGACCTGTGTAAACTAAGTTTCCATCAGTTACAGTTCCACCGCCCCGTTGATTATTAAGACGATTAAAAGTAATTTGATTATTAGTAGGTGTGTCTGATCGTTGATCGGCTGTTGTCAGTCCTGACGAAGTAAAATCGTTACCATTACCTGATTCGTCGTCTCCTAAATCAGAACTATCACGGCCATCAATATAAAAACCATTTGTTCCAAAACTGCCTGAGTATGCTATTGGTTTCCATACTCCACTATCATCAAACTCTCCAAAAGCTGTAGGGGCTGCTTGTGTTCCGTCAATTAAATACATTTCAGCTATATAAGCATCAATATAATTACTACCTTCTTTACCAATATTTTGCGCTACAGTAGCATTAACATCAAATTCAAAGTTTTCACTTGGATTACTTGAAGTAGAAAAACTGGTAACTTGTACACCATTAATGTAAATTTTAACACGATCTGCTGCCGTAGTATCTGTAGTATCAACAGCCAAAACAATGTGCTGCCATGCTGTAGGATCACGAAAAACTTGAGTAGTTGCTCTTAATGTACTACCATCAATAAAGTATAATTTATCATCACTATCAGACCAACCAAACTCTGTGCTACCAGCTTGCAGTATTCTGTATCCACCGCTAGTACCACTAGCAAAGGTGTTCACTTTCCACCAAAAACTAAATGTCCATGTACGGCGATTAGACGCACTGCTAGGTGTTCTAGTTAAATAGGCACTATCTCCCATTGTAAATCTAATTGATTGACCAATGTTATAGCCAGTTGATTGTCCACTTGCACCCATCATTATGTTTTGAAAAACCATTTAATAGTCCTTTAACTATAAGCTTGTGTCATAACAGCTTGAATATTTTCAGCAGTATTATCAGTTGATACGGACAAAACAATATAGTCTAGTCTATCTACAGCATCGTCAGTAGTTGAGAACGTAGGTGCTGTACCACCAATAAAGTTCCAACAAGCATTATACGATACTGTTCCACTACCTCCTTGCTGATGCAAGAAGATACTGCCAACTTGTCCTACTCTAGCATTGGTAGGTCTAGCAAGAGTATGTGCAGCAGTAACAGAAGTAAAGAAATTTTGTGCAGTACCAAAGTTAAGAGATACAGAAGTAATGCCATTAATTGCCGTTGTTTCAACAGCAGCCGCTGCCGACTCTGTAAGTTGTAACTGTCCTTCAAGAGATACATTACCACTTACACGAACAGTACCAAGAAATCCTGAATTACCTGTAATAGTTGCTGTGCTTAACAAGTTAGTTGCTCCACCTACACTAAGAGTAGATGCCAAGCTAACTGCTCCTGCAACTGTAAGAGTACCACCTACATTAGCATTACTTACTGAAGTTGCTCCGCTAACTCGTACTGTTCCAAGAAAACCAGCATTGCCAGCAACTGTAACTGTATCAAGTAAATTAGTAGCGCCACCAACACTTAATGTAGATGCTAAACTTGTTGCCCCACCAACTGTTAGTGTGCCGCCAATATTTACATCGCCACTTACTGAAATGTCTCCATCAAATGTAATACCGCCAGTAGCAAATATAGTTCCACCAACAGAGACATTCCCTGCTACATCTAAATTACCACTTACAGATACTGCATCTTTAAAGATGCCTACCCCTGCCACTGTAACCGTTGAAGCAAAGTTAGCTGCACCACCTACACTTAAAGTTGAAGCTAGGCTGACGGCTCCTGCTACGGTTAGTGTGCCACCTACATTTGCATTGCTTACAGATATTGCACCACTTACGCGAACACTGCCTAAGAAACCAGCATTGCCAGCAACCGTAACTGTGCTGAGTAAATTGGTTGCTCCACCTACACTAAGTGTACTATTTAAACTTGTAGCTCCTGCTACTGTAAGTGTGCTAAGTAAGTTAGTTGCACCACCAACACTAAGTGTGCTATTAAGGCTTGTAGCTCCTGCTACTGTAAGCGTACCACCAACATTTAAATCACCACTAACAGAAATGTCACCATCAAATGTAATTCCTCCAGTAGCAAATATCGTGCCGCCAACTGATACATTACCAGCAACATCTAGATTACCGCTTACAGATACATGGCTTTTAAATGTACCAGTTCCTACAACTGTAACCGTTGTTGCAAAGTTAGTAGCGCCCCCTACGCTAAGTGTAGAAGCTAGGCTTACAGCCCCTGCTATAGTTACCGTGTCTGCAAAGTTAGCTACACCGCCTACACTAAGACTAGAGGCTAGGCTAACTGCACCACCAACTGTAACAGTACCACCAAGATTAGTGTTACCACTAACTGATACATCGTCCTTAAATGTTGCCGCTCCTACAACTGTAGCTGTTGATGCAAGATTAACTGCACCACCAACACTAAGCGTTGAAGCTAGGCTAACTGCACCAGCAATAGTAACAGTGTCTGCAAAGTTAGCTACACCGCCTACACTTAATGTAGATGCAAGACTAACTGCTCCACCAACAGTTACTGTACCACCAAGATTAGTATTACCGCTAACTGATACGTTTGTTTTAAACGTGCTATCAGCTAAGAAAGTTGCATTGCTACCTACACTTAATGTAGATGCAAGACTAACTGCTCCTGCAACTGTAAGAGTCCCATTAATAACAGCATTAGCACTAATAGATACAGCATCATTAACAACTAATGTGCCACCAATAGATACATTACCGCCAGCATTAATAAATCCTGATACAGAGATATTAGTTGTTACACCTAATTCTGCTTCTACATTAGTTAAGTTAGAACCGTCTCCATAAAAAGCTGCTGCCGTTACATTCCCTACAACATTAGCATTACCACTAATACTAACATTAGTTGCAAAGTTAGCAACACCTGTTACATCAAGCACTGAACCAACTGATACCGAAGAAGCAGTATCTATTCTACCACTAACTGATACATCATTACTAAATGTAGACTTACTTGTAAAAGCAGCCGTGCCAGTAACTGCAAGAGTGCCGCCAATTGATACATTTTCATTTACATCAAGCTGGCCGCTAACAGATACGTCACCTTCGATAATTGCATTACCAGCAATCGTTACATGCGTAGCAAACGTAGCCACACCTGTCTGTACTAGTGTGCCACCAATAGAAGCATTTGTTCCAATGTTTAGATCACCGCTTACAGATGTGTCACCTTTTACAACTAGGCTACCACCAACATTAGCTCCACCAGCTACCGTAATTGAACTAACACAAATATCTCCACCAACACTAGCTGTCAGTCCTGTAAGATTAGAACCGTCACCATAGTAAGCAGAGGCACATACATTGTTACCAACAATTAAATTATTTTTAACTGTTGCTGTACCATCTACAAGAAACGCAGTCTGAGCAATAACTTTATTCGTAGCAACCTTTAGCGCAGTATTAGTTCCATCACCTGTTTGAACATACACAGAAGAAGTACTAACACCATCATTTGCGGCGCTACTATTAATAAGCAATAACTGCTTATATGTTCCTGAAATTAGTTTTCCTGTTAAGTCTGTCATATTAGTTGCCAATACTCATCTGTTGAATCCCAAGTGGTTGCTACTTGATCCCATGTTAAATTTCTGCCACCTGTGTCAGGTCTAGGATTACGTATCGCAGGGTTATCCCGAACATCAGGAATGTGATTTTGTGGGTGATTTTTCAAATCAAAGTTACCCTCAAAATCTTCTGGACAAACAATAAGTCCATAACTATTTTCTTGCATAATTCTGTGAGGATATACAAACCCACAGATGTCGCACATAGCTAGTGCGTTTTTATTACTTGCCATTACTTTTATTCCAAAGATCAAACAAGGTCTTTACTTTTTCTTTTATAATTTCTATATCACCATGCATTTTAGCTAGTATAATAATTAAAGTAATTATTCCTAAAAATACAGGCCATGCTTGTATTATATGTTCCATAATTAAACATAACCAAGTTTGGGTCGAACAAACATACTAGATCGTTCGCGGTCCTCTCGCATAGCTCTAGCTAATGTTTCTTCATAATTAACCTTTAACATATTAATACGTTCAGAAGGAACTAAAGGTCGCTTCATGGACATATAGTAAGATAGCCCTGCTGTGAGGCAAGGAAAAAATCTTTTAGGTAAATCAGCGTTTTGCTCTGCTGACTTATTAACGTCTTGCAGTTCGCTAATTGTTTCTATTTTAAGAATGTCTGTAGAATTATCTGGAATAGGCCAAAGAGATAATGTAGGATTATCACGACCTCTACGAATAGAATACTGTGATGGTCGGCCTGTCTGTGTTTTATTGGGTATTAGTAAATACTCTTCAGGAGAAACGCGCTGTAACTGTAAGTCTGTACTATCTCTATTTAACACTACTTCAAGAGCATCAATAGTTGTAGAAGAAAGATCATAAGCAGTAGTAGAAGCCGTTACAGTTAAAGAAGATACACCAGTACTCCATAATAGTATACCACGGTTTTGCCAATCCTTCAACATAATATTTATAGAACGACGCGCAGATGCTGGCTCGTGACCGAGAGTATCTTCACCCCCAATCATTTCCATTGCTTCCTGAATAACCTCGTCAATATCAAGATTAAAATTATATGTACCCGATACAGCCATTATGTTTTCCTATATCTTTTAACCTTACGCGCAATACGCTTCGGTTGTTTTGAGTATTGCTTCCCCGCAGCAGTTGCTTTTCTCTTTGCTCTCGTGGTCGCAGCATATTCTTTTGACGACAGAGCCTTGATTGCTTTCTCTGGAAGATATCTTTCTCCCGTCTTCTTGCTTGGTTTCCCTGATTTCGTGCGCCATTTTTGCTTACTCCACTTTGAAAGTTTATTGCTTTTTTTCTTTTTACCTTTGTAACTGCCACCAGAATCTTTATAGTATTTAACAGCAAGCTGCATAGCTCTAGCAGAGTGTTTACCACCCATCTTGGCTTTAGCCCTAGCCTTTGCTCTAGCCCACTTAGCAGGGTCACGCTTGGTAGCTGTACCGCCTTTACGTTTTACTGCCATCAGTAACTCTAAGCTTTATGTACTTTTTGAACTTCAAAGCTTGCTTTTTTGGAAGCACCTTTATGAGGAGCGTATCCACCACGAGGATTTTTCATAAGCTTAAAACCTTTACCAGACTTCATCCAGTGAAAACCTTTAGGAGCATCTACTGCCTTTTTCATATCAACCTCTTTTCTTTATACCACGAACATACTTCTGAGACTTAGGTGGTCTTTTTTTAGAACCGCTAGGACCAGCCCAAAAAACTTTATTAGCCCAAAAAGCTGCACTTGTTTTTCCCTTGGCAATGTTCTTACCATGTCTAGCCTTAAAAGACTTACGTGCTTCGGGAGAATAATTATGTCCCATTTTCTGATCGCCAAAACGAATAATTTTAATACGACCTTTATCACGCACAGCAACCACAGCTTTTTTAGTAGGATGTTGCGGTGTGCGCTTTGGTTTATTTAAGCCACTTAACTTATAGCGTTTCAGTTTATTTTTTTCTGAATCAGTTAAAGACATTATTTTTTCCTACAATAAGTGTTCTTATATTTTTCTAGCAAATAATTACAAAGTGCTAACCAGTACTCGTCCCAATTTTTATAGTCAGTTTTTACTGGACGTTTTATATCCCAGTTTATTTCTACTTCGTAAGAAACATTATCCACCTTTAAGTTCTGCACGATGTCCTCTTAAAGCTGCACGTTTACGACCTTTAGTTTTTTTAACTTTTAATCTTCCACCTTTTTTCATCATAACCCCTGGAAGCTTAGTATAAGAAGAAGCTAGGTTGTAAGGATTAGCTGTTGATTTTTTAGGCGGCGTTCTTACTTTACCACCTAAAAGACTTTTTGTACCTAAATCTGCTAACGATGTTTTTAACTTACTTGTAGTTGGTTTTGCATATTGTAAAGGATCATCATCAGCTTTTTCTAATGCTCGTCTTAACTCTGCCATTCTAGGACTGCTTGTTTCAGTTAGTCCTGACATCCGTAACTTTCTTAATTCAGTAATAAGTTTTTTTCTATCGATAGCCATTATATTTAACCTTTACGAACAGCGCCATAACCACGAAGAGCCTTACCTACTCCAACTGCTCTAGTTTTTTTCTTTTTCTTCTTTTTCTTTTTTACAGAACCACCAGCTTTACGAATTTCAAAACCACCCATTTCCATAATTTCAGATTCGGTCGGCGCAACTTCGTCAGTGCCTCGCATCATTCGTCCTGTTACATCTGCTCCTGAAGCATACTTTCCTGTTGATTTTACTGCACCATTTTTATCAATGTATAACATTCCTGTTTCAATACCTCTTTTTAATGCTTCAGGAGAAATGTTAGTAGGAGGCAGTTCTTTAGAAAGAAGAAAAGTATTAACTCCACCTTCAACTTCTCTACCTTTTTCGACAAGAGGATTACCAGTAGTTGTAGTTGTTCGTCTAGCATCAGGAACTTTACGACCTTCTATCTTCATTTCTCTAGCTTGTGCAGCCATTAATCTTTTAAGTTCAGCTTTTTGCGCTCTAGTTAAAGGTGGAGCATCTGAACCACGAGGGGTATCGCTTGATTTCTTTTTAGGAATAGATGGCTTACCTGCTTCTTTCCATGCTTTAAGAGTTAGTCCATGATATTTTGCAGCGGCTTTATCCGCAGCAGAAGCTTTAGGACGACCTCTTCGACTTTTACCTACAAAACGACTTCCTTTAGGAGGCTCAATACCTCCACCACCAGTTACATTAGGATCACCTATAACAGTACCTTTAGGACGAGGAGATCTTTTAGGAAGTTTAGCCATACCTACTCTCCAGCTTTTTCCGTATAAACAACTTGTTCATCTACAGAATAATCAACTGTAACGTCCTGTGGCGGACCTTTAACATCTGGACCCTTACGTGCTGCACCATAACCCTGACCAGTAGGCTTACCATTAATTGCATCAAGGTCAGGAGGATACTTCAACAGAGTATGCGGTCCTCTTAGATAATTATTTCTCATGCTTTTCTCCTTCTTCCTTTTGCAGCCATTGCAGAAAATTTTTTAGCACCGTACTTTTTTCTTCCAATGTATGCTGCTAAAGCTTTAGGGTTCTTAGCCCCACGTTTTTTTAATTTAGAAACTGTTTGTTTAAATCGTTTACCAGAACCAAGCGGCGGTTTCTTTTTCTTTTTCTTTCGATCACCTTTAGTAACTTGCTGTCTAATACTAGAACGACTTGTAGCCATCAGTCATAACATGAAGATACAAGATCATCACCATCTTTAGAAGCTTTTACAACGCCACCATTTTTCATATAAACCATGCCGCCTTTTTTATACTTCATTACTTTACCGCCACCCATTTTTTTAACAGGCACCATTGGCGCACCTGATCCGCGAGTAGCACCTGTTTTAGGATTAGTAGAATCAGTAACAGGCGGTTTAGACTTTGGCTTTGCATTTTTAGTATCGCTTATTCTACCACCGTCTTTAGCATATCCCATATTATTCCGTACTTTTGTAGGAAGTTTAGCAAGACCTTTGTTATCAGCAGAAACATTTTTAAGACGGCCACCTGCCTTACGATTCATTACCTTACCGCCGCGTTTCTGCTGACGCAAAACACCTTCTGCGTCTCTTGTCGGCGCACCAATAATCTGTTTATATTCAGTTTCGCTTATATCTTTTGCCCAAATAGGACGACTTTCATAATCATCTGCATTTTTTAGTTGTTCTAATTTTTTATCTGTCATTTTTCCTGTAAGTGGTTTACCTCCACCACCAGCTACAGCGGCACTTCCTTTGGAACCACCCATTCTAGATACTTTTTTTCCTACTGATTTAACCATTAACTTGCTCCTTGTATAATTGTATTAGGCCCACCAGCAGGACTGCCAGCAACTTCCATATCATCTTGACGAGTTCTACGAGCCTGATTTCTAAGTGTTGTGATTGCGCTTTCATACTGCTGTTGCCAAACTGGAAGTGTATTCCAATCTTTCATATACATAGTTGCCTCTAAAAGACAACCATAAAATAAAGCATCGTAGCAATACTCACTATAATAATTTGAAGTTGTCACACTTGTACCTGTTGCAGAAGCAAGAGCTAGTGGTCGTGACGCTGTTTGTACTATACCTGACAAAGTAGATGTAGGTGTAGGTACTACAAAAATAGAACCATTTGTTTTACGTGAATAGTATCGGGGAGTTCCCGTAGATGTAGCAATAGGCCAATAGTCTGTAGCATATTCATAAGTTCTTTGAAGTAGATTTACTTTTGAGGCAGCGGGTGTAGCAGTTACACTGACACTTGTTGTATAGTTTACATTACGAACAATACGAACCCTGTCATTAAGTGCAACACTAGCATTAGCTGCTGTAAATGTAATAGAAGTATACTCATCTAAACCAACATCGTCTAAATCTTTGGTAAGACGTAGTTCTGTTTTTTCAATCAACTTAGAAATTTGATCCGCAAACTCTGTCGAATCATTTTCAGTTGTATTAATAATGTCGGTTTTTAGATAAGCGTAAGAAGGCATGTTAGCCTACATATAGAGTAATCGTAGGAGTCATGGTGCCAGTGCCTGAGTTGGCAACACTAAGTACGCCATAAACCGCTACGCCCATATCTCCAATATACTGGTCATTTGAATCCGTTGCACCCACTCTGTAGCGGATGGCTGTACCCTTTGCAGTCTTGTTAGTAATTTGATTAGAACCAGTAATAACAATTTCACCAGCAAGAGTAGCATATGTATGGATAGCCATAACACGGGTTGTCTGAGGAATAGGACCACCACCGTTTGCTCCAACAGTAAGGTTGCTGTCTACGTACCTAAACCCTGTAATAATGGCACCATCACTGCTTACGTTCTGGGCAACTTTAATATTTGTAGCCATATTTATTTCCTTTATTAGAAAAAAGTAGAAAGAGAGAGCAGCATTAAGCTACTCTCCCCTTCTAGCTTAATTAACCAGCACTACCGAACCAGCCACGCCAATCCGAAACACCGAAGCTATAACGCTCACGGGCTTTGAATCGAATGTTGCCAGTGTCGAAGTCAGGTTCCATCTTCGTCTGAAGCGGAGAACGAACAAACATCTTCGTGCCGTTCGGTGCATCCGTCTTGACAAACCACGCATCAGTGTCGGTAAACCGACGATTGATGTAGTAGCCTTCAGGAACCATACCCAAATGACGGGTCGCGTTAATCGCGTTCGTATTCGGGTTGGCATCTGCCGCACTCGTCTGCGTATTTCCAGGAGAGCTGAGAACACGATCTGCAATGGCCCACGAATCAACGGGAACATGCAGCGAGATCGCACTCGCACCAATCAGAATACCGCGATCATCCTTGATCTTCTGAATAGCGGTCAGAGCAGTCTCAAGAGTGGCTTCCGAAAGATCGGCAGCACCCAGAAGATTGGACTGATTACCATCAGAAATGGTAGGATGAGAAGCAGAGAAGAACGCAGCGCCGTCACCAATGGTATCAGTGAAACCATTGTTGTAAAGCGCAGCCGCCTTGACCTGCTTGGTATTTGCCATCGCACGAGCGAGACCGCGCGCACGAAGCTTGGCAAACGTGTCATACAGGTTGTCTTCCATTGCTTCTTCCGTAACTGCGAAAGCAAGAGCAACAGTTTCAGCCGTATAACGGGCAGTGTAACTTTCCTGTGCATCGTCATAGGAAACAGCAGCACCCTCACCCTTGGTTGGCGCAGAGCCAAACCCAGTGAATAGTACTTCTTCCTCAAACGCACGGTCAGAGTTTTCAATTTCATAAAGAGGTTCGTGTTCGTTATTAACCTCTCCATACTCCATTCCAAAAACGGCGTTCAAACCTGGAAGGAGTTCTTTTGCAATACTAGCTCTATTAATAGCCATAATTTAGTCCTCCCTAATTAAGCCGTTGAAGCCGTAGCAGTGACATAACGATCCCGATGGGTGTTAAGCCAAACTTCGACAATTGGATAGGCATCATTGTTACCTTCGTCAGGATACTGAGCGCGACCGACAACACGAGCAGCAAGCTCGGTTTCAGCACCAGTAGCCGCAAGCAAGTAGTAGCTGGACTGACCAGTTACCGTGCTGCCTGAACTAGCAGTAGAACTGACCGTCACATTGTAGTTCCTGACAATAGCTGCTTCAGCAGCAGAAAGCGTCAAAGAACACTGAATGTAATAGGTCTGATCTGGATCAGTAATGACAAAGAATTTAATATCCGTAGCAGAAATCCCGCCATTCCAGTAACGAGCAAACTTTTGTTCGCCATTTTCAACATACTGGCAACCCATGAAAACGCCCGAAGGCTTCAAGGTAGCAGCAATAAAGGGCGAGATCGTCGCAAAGTTCGCACCTGGAAGTACGACGGGATCGCCTGTGAAAATGTTGTTACTAGGTGATTGCGCCTGACCTGTAGAGGTAAGCGTAATCATATCAGTGACGGCCTCATTATTGTAAGAGCCGCCCTTCTTACGAGCAGGGATAAAACCACGAAATGCTTTAGTAGTAGACATGTTTCATCTCCTTGGTTATAAAAACGTCAACCCTGAAAATTGGGCCTACGTCCTTTTGTTACTGTAGTTTTACTATTGTTGGAAATTGGCATACGAGAATCTGAGCTATTCATTAGCTGTGCATTTACTGCATCCATCATATCATTAGCTTTATTTCGATAGAATTTCCGTTTAGCCGCTACCTTTCCTGCTGGCATCTTTGCCAACGCTAAATCCCCACGACAGACTGTGCCTTGGTAACGACCATCTTCCCTTACGAAGGATGTAATCGACATTTCAGGAACTTCATCAGGAGTTACGAAAACCCATCCCTCTTGTAGTTTCTTACCTACATTTGAGATGTCATCTGTGCCTTTGATGGAGATTCGTATCCAACGTAAAGCCATTCCTTCAGCATCAAATCGTGCTTGCACATGATCTGGAATATCTAAAGCATTTGGCTCTTCAAAGGTGTATTCTTCTTCCTGAGTATTGTTCTCTCTAAGTTGACTACTACGTGTTTCATTTCGTGTGTTCATAATATATCTCCGCGCTACTATTTAATGGTAGTATAATCACCGTCAGCCCCATTTACTTTGAGCTTTTCGGCAGCATACTTTTCAAGTGGAATATTCCATTTCTGGGCTAGGCGAATATCTTCTTGAGATAGCTTAACCTTTTTAGAACTGGATGAGGGTGAACGCGATCCCCCCGAAACCACTTGAGCAGGATTTGACGAAGTTTCCTGCTTACGTTGCACATCTTCCCCAAACTGTTGAGGAAAGGACTGTTTCATGCGGTTACTGATTTCCTGATAAAACTCGTTATCATTAGGATCGTAACCTTCATTTTTTAGTTCAGCATCGATAGCAAGTGCGGCAGCGGTCATAACATTGTTATTTCCAAACCATTCGTTTTCTGACGCCCACTGTTCTGCTTTAGGATCAGTAGCGGCTGGTCTTGGTGCAACTTGCTGTTGCTGTACGGGCTGCTTTACAGAAGCTGCCTCGTAATTACTTTTAGCACTAGAAATATTTTTTAGATCACCTTGTGCATCGTTAAGCATAATCTGAGCTTGAAGGAGCTTTTCCTTTTCACCGTTTTCAAATGCTTCCATGTATGCAGCTTGTGCTAGTTCTAGTTTATCTTTCAACTGCTTTTCAGAAGCATCAAGACTTAGTTTATTAATCTCTTGTACTTCTGAACTTTTTGTTCTGAGGTTAGTTTCTAGTTCCTCATTTTTTTGGATGAGAGACTGAATCTGTTCGTCACGCTCTTTACGTTGACGAATCAACTGGCGAATACGTTTCTGAGCGCCAGAGGTTTCTACGCCCTCTAATTCTTTTGGCGCTTCGCCTTCTTTTGCTTTTTGGCTGGCTTCTTCTTTTCCTTCTTTTTGAGACGGAGCAGAGTTAGCAGCTTGTTCCATAGTTTCTTCAGTTTCGATTTCATATTCAACCTTACTTTCTGTCTCGACATTCGGAACTTCTACATCGTTCCATACTTCTTTATCTTCCATTACATTCTCTTTCCCGTTGTTTACGAAACAAACGATTTAACGATTAAATAAATATATTATACCATAGTATTGTTATATCTACAAATTAAGCTGATGCTGTCCCTAGATTAAATGTAGGATCAAGATCAGTTGGGTCTTCTACACGAAGCATAATTTGGTCATCAAACAAAAGAATAAGCCTTACACCTTTGTAAAATAACTTAGTTCCTGCATGTTTACCGTAGCAAACATAGTCTCCTACATTACACCATGCACCTGTTGAAAACTTTTCTTCATCTGCATAGGCAAGATCGCCAAGACTTAAAACCTTACCAATTGTTGTTAGATAGGACATGTCGTCCTTGGTAGAGTCTGGAATAATAATACCGCCTTTTGTCAATGACTTAACTGACACAGGGCGAATTAAAACATGAAAACCTGGAAGTGCTGGCAGCACATCTGGATCAGGTTGTTCAATGGGGTCTGTAATCCACATATCATTTTTAATGGCATTGCCTAAATTTACCTGTTGCATTTTACTCCTCGTCTTCGTCGTATATACGTTTCTTTACGATATCGGTTAAATTATCTCTTGCCCATTCAAGTCCAGATAGGTTGCCTACCATCTGTGTATATTCAGCATAACTACCTGCACTGCCATGACCAAGTGCTACTCTTAACTTATTAATTTCTTCGTTGAGTGTTTGAATAAACTCGTCCCAGATATTCATTACTTTAGTTTAGCTGGTCCTGGAACTTTGTATGAAAAATCATCGAACTTACCTAGAACACTACGATTGGTTCGACTACCAAACGATTCCTCGTCTACCATATTACCAAACGTCTCAGGATTGGAATTTGGTACATGTGTAGGATAACCGCCTGTCACGCTCTTAACATCAGACTTTACGTGTTCAGGATATCCTTTTCCTTTTGTCATCATTGTTTGTCTCCTTGAAACTGTTTAAGAAAATCAAAGATTTCCTTTACTGTATTTTCTTTTTCTTTACCTTGCTGCTTTTCACCCTCAATAGCTAACTGCGTGAGGGCTTCAAGAGCTTTGATATCTTGTTTACTGTTACGATCTAGTTCAGCTTTTTCTCTCTTGAAGTTATCAGTAGCATTTGTTTTCAACATGCTAATGATCTGATCGTTTTCTTCAAGCTCAAGTTTCTTATTTTTAAGTTCCATATCAGCCGCTGAAATAGCTGTATCCTTATCAATCTTTTGTTTCTCAAGTTCAACCTTGGCTTGCTCAAGCGCAACCAACTGTTGCTCTGGAGACTGTGCCATGCCCATAGCCTGATTAGCATTAAGAACTTGCTGTGCAGCTTGCGCGGTAATCATTTCAATTACCTGTGGGTTCTGTGCTGCCTCTGGTCCTGCCTGTTGCATTAGCTGTTGCGTTACACCAGAAACCTGTTCCTGATACTTCATTACAGAATGTTCCTGAATGTTAGCTTCTAATACAGGCCGTAGTCTAGCCATAACAGGATTAGCACCATTCATAGGGTCTTGTAGATATGCCATCTTGGTTTGAATATGTGCATCATGGTTCTGTCCTGCAAACGCTGCAATAGGGATACCTTTAGTTGCAGCCATAATATCAGACACAGGGTCCATAGGTTGAGGCTCAATTTTTGGCGGCAGTATCTGTTCTAGGTTAGGCATGTTAGCCGCATGTAGAATAGTTCTGTTAAGTGCCTCTAGGTTAAACATTCCAGGTGGCGACTGCTGCGCCATTTGCAGTGCCATGTTTGCCAGCATCATACGATGGGCATTAGATGGAATGTTAGGATCAGATACTGGAATAATATCTACGCGACCATCAAAGTCTGCACGGAAAATACTGCGTGACTCAAACGGTACGTCATATGGATATTCGTTTGGCAAGTAATCATAGTTAATACTTGCCAGTATCCGTAGCTCATCCTTCTGTGATTTATGTACGCGCTTATGAATAGCAGAGAAAAACTTGCTGCTTGCTTCAAGTAACGCCATAGTAGTACCAACGGGTCCATAAGAGGCAGCATCAGAAATTACTTGCTCTGTGCTATCTGCAAACTTTTGTCCTGTCAAAGCTACAAACTGTAGCATCTGATATAGAGTTGAGGAAGGCTCTTTGTAGGGGAGGGGAAC